GTGTTATAGCTCTTCCTTGAGTGTTATTGCTTTAGGAGTAACCTTGAGGAACTACCATGTCCACTTTACCAAACTTAACTGAAACGGAACTCGGCCTGTTGCATACCTACTCGCTTTATACTAATACGGGTAGGAACATTACAGACCGATATAGTGGTCCCTGGGATTATGATAAACCCAGTAAGATCATTACCGATTCCCGAGGTGCAACACATGAAACCAGCCCGCTCATTGGAAAATGGCGGGCTCCTACGAACTATAGTAGGCATGTTAGCATTTCGGAACCCTGTTCAGGGGTGTATGTTACGCACGATAGAGTAAGTGCGGAAGATACTAAGTTTACGAGTTCACATCGCGAGGGGGTTGTACAATCCCAAGTAGTGAACTTCCCTGGCTTTCCAGCCCCAGAGTATGCAACGGAAAACGATATTTCCCGCGCAGAAACCGAGGCACTCGCAAGAGTACGCAAGTTGGAGGTCCAGTATGGTGTGGCGATTGCTGAAGCAGCCCGTTCTGTCAATCAGATATCTAAGTTAGCATCTAATGCTTACCTAGCAATGAAGGACGTTAAGAGCGGCAATTTTTATTCAGCTGGTAGAAGACTGGGTATATACAAGAAGGCGTCGAATAATATAAAATCGGCGTCACAGTGGTGGTTGGCCTATAACTATGGCCTAAAACCCACATTCTTGGATATAAACGGTGCTGTGACAGACATCCGCAATGGCTTAGCCGAAGCGGGTTCTCATGTTACGGCCATACGGAACATCAAGCATAATTACCGGAATAATGTTACCGGTGAGTACATTGACACTTTACTACCTTATGGCTTACGCCAGTTTGGGTACAACGGTGTTAAAGTACGACTTGATTACCGTATGAGCAGTGCTTATGTTAACGCAGTAGCCGATTCCGGAGTTCTCCGGTTCGACGAGATAGCGTACGAACTCGTACCTTACTCGTTTGTGTTAGACTGGTTTCTACCTATTGGAACGACCCTTGCTGCACTTGGTGCTGGCGCGGGTTTAGATTTCATAGGTGGGACCAAAACAACATACTACAAAAGCACTGCAAAGTTGCGCTGTGAGAAATCCTTATCCTACGAACGGTCACTTGTGACTGGTCGTAGGTATGGCGACGTTTCCTTTTCAGGTAGCGAAGTTAAACAAGGAATGTCTCGCGGTGTATACAACACCGCTCCTGGGCCTTCACTTTATATGAAGAATCCGTTATCCGTCTCGCATGCTACTTCAGCATTAGCGTTATTGATCACGGGTTTCCAGGGGTGGCACTGAGCACTCATTGAGTGAGCCTTTTTTATCAGGCTGAGTACTTGTCTTTTACAAGGAACCTAAGCAAAGTATTTTCTTTGTTTGGAATTTTACTATTAAAGTAGGAGAAATATTATGCCGCAATTAGCGAGCGTAACTTTGACGGATAGCGCGTTGGCCAATCATGTGTATACCCCTATGTCTGTTTTGGGTGCAGTATCGACCCTCACAGAACGAACGGGAGCACCTATTGGCGATCCTTCTATCACCGTGAGCCTGAAAGAACCCCGTAATGGGGCCTCTCTTTTTAAGTCTCGTGTTACCTTTAAAGTCCCTGAGGTTATCACTGTTGACGGTGTGGACAAGGTTGACTTCACAACTTCCTTCTTTCTGGACGTTGTAAGTTCTGACCGAGCCACTGAAGCCCAAATAGTTTCGCATATTGCGCAATTTGTTGGTCTTCTTACTACCGGTACCATTGTTTATGATGGTATTACTAAACGTGAACCTCTTTATTAGTCAGGCGTTACGCCTGCTTAAAGGACTTATAGTATGTTTAAAACTACTAGTGGCAATATTGACGTTTGGGAAGCGGCGTTAGAAATAGTGAAGCCCGTTGATTCAAAAATGGGCCGTATGGTCAGGAAAGCACTTCGCAATTCGCGTCGTGACTTACTCGACCTCACTATTGATCCGTCCGCCTATCAGAATCCTGATAGGTTTAAGGCGGATTACATGGCTGTATCCCTTCTCTCCAAATACGACGGCTTCGAAGGCGACCTTGATCTTAAAGAGGTTGCCCTAGAAAAATTCCGTCTAGCGGAGAAAACGTGCAAAGCGACAAACCGACGACTCACCACTGAGTATGCAAGGAGTAGCCCAAATTTAGGTTACTCTGCCTCCAGCCTTTTCGAGGCTGCGAGGTTCAAAATTGCTCGCTTACTTGGTGATTTTTGTTGGAATGAAACTTTCGAGACGATGGGCTTTTCCTCTGGCGCTTCTACGCGCCTTACTAAGAGGAACGGTGACCCGTACTATAAAATGCAGGGAAAACCTGCTGTCACACTTAATGCATTACCCTTAGCTACAGCTGTTATGAAGGCTTCGCCAGTATGGCTAGCAACATTAGCAGATCAGGAGGATTCCTCCAACTGGTTTACTGTAGTAAAAGGTAATAATGTAACCACAGTGCCGAAAAACGCTAAGTCAGATCGCTGTATAGCGATTGAACCCGAGATGAATATGTTTATTCAGCGAGGGGTCGGAGCGCAGATACGAAAGTATATGCGTCGCACTGGTAATGACCTTAATGATCAGGTCAGAAACCAGAAACTTGCGTATGAAGCTTCTCTACATCACAAATTAGCCACTATTGATTTATCAATGGCTAGTGATAGTCTCAGCATCGAGTTAGTTCGGTGGCTTATGCCGCCAGATTGGTTCAATGCTTTGATGCTATGTCGATGTGCGTCGGGCGAAATGCCAGACGGTACACATGTAGCGTACGAGAAGATTTCATCAATGGGTAACGGTTTCACCTTTGAGCTCGAGTCCCTGATATTTTGGGCTCTTGCCGAGAGTGTTTCTGATACCATTGCTTCGGACTCACGTCGAGTGAGCGTTTATGGAGACGATTTAATTGTCGAAACTAGCGCCGCTGGGTTCCTCATAGAGTTATTAAGCTTCGCTGGTTTCGAAACCAACGAGGACAAAACCTTTCTGAGTGGGCCCTTCCGGGAAAGTTGTGGAAAGCACTACTTTAACGGTATAGACGTGACACCTATATACATACGTTCAAATCCCTTCTCTTATGTCAATGCGACATATGTACTTGCAAATCAACTGCGCCGGTGGTGTTCTTATGCCGGCGTATGTGATCCAAGGTACAAGGAGGCCTATGACCGTATCGTCCATTCCGTTAGGGAAAACCTGAGAAGGTTTATACCAGACGGGATAGGCGATGTTGGTTTTATAGGTTCTCCTGAGGAGTATCACCAAAACATTTCATACGGTAGAGACGGCAAGTATAGCAGTCAATATCGCGTGAAGGCCCGACTACGCCTTGTAGGCAAGGTCGAAGCTGTTGATGGTGTGTATGGTTATCTGAGGGCCCTTCACGGGCTCCCAGCTAGCAGTCCCTGGAGTAAAACCCCAGGTACTTATATGGTGACTACCAGTCCAATCGACCTGACGTCCTGTCGGGAAGATACTGGTTTGTGTAAAAATGCTAGGCTACGTGAATTCGCCAAGGATGTTCGATCGCAAACTCCCATTCAAGGGGTCACTGTTGATCTTCATCGTATAACGAATAGAACTACGCTTTCGCATATAACACAGTGTAACTCTGCGCCTATTTGGTAATGAGTATAAAT